TTAGAAACAGAAGTATTTTCAACTGTTGCCGGAATCATTGAACTAGAAACAGAAAAACAGGAAACATTAGCCGGTATTATTGATTTAGAAGTAATAGAAACCAACAATATTGCTGGAATAATTGAATTAGAAATTGAAAAGGAAAATACATTAGCTGGATTCGCTGACTTACAAATTGAAAAATACGGAACTTTGGCCGGAATCATTGAATTGGAAAAAGAAGATAAAGAAACTATTGCCGGAATAATTACTCTTGAAGCAGAAAACAATACAGTTACATTAGCCGGTATTCTAGAATTAGAAGAAGAAAGCGAAGAAACATTAGCCGGAGATATTTGTTTAGAATTAATTAATGATGATCAGATAGCAGGATTAATTACTCTTGAAGGTTATGGTCTTGAAACTTTAGCAGGAGTTGTTATAATAGAAACAGAAGAACAAGGCACTGTTGCCGGAATCATTGAACTAGAAATGATTTTAACTGACAATATTGCCGGAGATATTTATTTAGAAAAATTTGAAGTCAATCAGATAGCCGGAATTATAACATTAGAGGTTGAAGTTTTTGAAACATTAGCAGGTATAATTACAGTTGAACTTGATAATAAAACAAGTTCAATCGCCGGAACAATTGATTTAGGGTATCCTAATCCTTATTGTAGAAAAGATAGTCCATATTCAAGAAAAGATTCTCCTTATACAAGATTTCCAAAAAATTGTTAATAATTAAAAAATAAAAAAATGAAAGGATATACAACAATCCAACAAATTCAAAACTATCTTTTATTAGATATTGCTCTACTTTTTCAATCGCAAGTAGAAGAATGGATTAGTCAAGTAGAAGATTATATTGATCAAAAAACAGGAAGAAACTTTGTTGCTGATACAGTTGCTTCTATTAAGTCGTATAATGGAAATGGAAGTAATGAATTAATTATTGATGATTGTGTAGATGTTACTAAAATAGAGATATATGATACAGATGGCAATCTTTTAGAAGGATCTCTTGTTGCCGGAACTGATTATTTTTTAGAACCAGCGAATGATACACCTAAACAATCGATAAGGTTATATGGCCATATATTTTCAAGAGGAATTCAAAATATTAAAGTAACTGCAAAATGGGGATATAGTGTTGAAGCGCCTAAATCAATTGTCAATGCAGCAACCATTCTTGTTTCTAATATTATTAATTTCAGCAATCAATCAGACGGAGAAATTCAATCATTATCTGTTGGAAGTTATAATGTTTCTTTTAAGGATCAATCAAAGAGAGATGATTTTGAAAGAGTGCCAGAAATTTTAGATAGTTTTATAAAATACGATTACTAAAATGAATCCATTACAAACAACATATGATGAAAAAGTAAAGACACAAAGACTTGAAGCAGAAAGTGGTTCTGATATTGAAGGATACGAAGATTATATTTTATCTGTTTCTTGTTGTATTCAGCAATTAGATGATTCACCAAATCAGGACCCGGATGGAGGATTTGGAATAAATTATTTAATGTTTTGTGATGATGAGGATATTAAAGAGGGAGACAATGTTGTTAGAGATGAAGAAAATTATAGAGTGATCGGAGTTAAAAGATATAGTTTTTATGGCCATACTCACAAAGAAATAATAATTAGGAAATATGGTTAAAGTAAATATAGAAATTAAAGGATTAGATGGAATAAGAAAATCGCTAGAGAAAGCGCCAGAAAAAACTGTTTATGAAATGAGTAAGGCAGTTCAAAGTTCATTGAATGAAATAAGAAGTAAGTCGCTTAGAGAGGCACCAATAAGGACAGGGGATTTAAGGAAGGGAATATCAACTCCTATAATGGAAACGCGTCTAAGAGGCAAAATAGAGGCAAGGGAGCCATATTCAGCGGCCGTGCATGAAGGTTCGAGACCTCATATTATAAGGCCAAAAAGCATAGGATATAGAGGTCATCCAGGAGGATTGGGAAATAGAAAAACAGGATTCGGAGTTTATAATATGGTTCATCATCCGGGAAATAAACCAAATAGATTTTTTGACAGATCGATAGATAAAGCTAATCAAGCAATAAATCAGTTTTTTACAAGAGCACTGCAAAACGTAATTAATTCAATAAAATGAAAACAACAAGAGAAGAAATAAAAGAATTAATAATAGATAAATTACAATCAATTGTTGACGGAGCTGGAAAAACTATTTTTGGAGATGTGTTTGGTTACCCTGAAGCAGAATTCAAAGAATACCCGGTTGCAGTTGTAATGAGCAAAGGAATTGATGGAGAAAATTTAGACAGTGGAAGAAACCAGAGAACGTTTCAATTTACGGTAGATCTTTATCAAGAGCAAACAAGAGCAGGAAGAACACCAGAAGAGGCTGAAAATATAATGGGAAGAACAACTGATAAAATTATAGAAGCATTTGATACTGATCCTAATTTATCGGGAGAAGTATTAGTTGTTAGAATAGTCAAAGCGACATTTGACTTCAAAGCAACATCGGGAACGTTTAATTTCGCAACGTTCGATATCGATTGCGTATCAATTGTTCAAAATTATTAAAAGTGATATAATAAAATAAAAAAATGAAAGCAAAAAATATATCAAAGGAAACATTAATAGTTCCGAACGTAGGAATTGTAAAACCCGGGGAAATAGTCGATGTTCCTAAAGGTTTTAACAATGCTAATTTTGAAATAATTAAAAAAGAAGTTAACATAAATACAAAAAAATGACTTACTTAGGAAGCAACAGTTATCTTGGACTAAAAGTTGAGGCAGTAGAAAATACACCTGTTATACCTAATGCTTTTTGTCCATTAATAAGCGAATCAATAAAAACAAACATTAATTATACAGCTGACAGAAGAATGAAAGGAATTGATTTTAAGTCAGATGATTTACTTCCTGGAAACAAAATGCATGAAGGAGACATTGTTGTATATCCTGATGCTGATAATCTTGGGCATTTCCTTAATATGTTAATGGAAAAAGGATCAACAACTGGAAGTGCAACAGGATATACTCATCCTTTCACATTCGGAACAGCAAAATCATATACCATAGAAATTCAGAAAGGACCTTATGCTCAAAGATTTTATGGTGTAAAAGCAAAACAGATTCAAGGAATATTCGAAGATCAAAAATTAAAGTTAACAATTTCAGTCAAAGCAGTTGGGCAGTTTTCAGGAGGACAACTTAAAGCAGCTTTGTCTGGTTCAGTAACAGAATTAAAATTAAGTTCAGCATTTACTTCATCTCCAAATAAAGGGCTAGTTGTTGGAGATACAATATGTCTTCAATTAGACAGTGGATCATATCAAGACATTGTATTAACTTCGGTAAATGCAGATTTAGAAACTGTTGGATTCGAAGCATTATCAATAACAGCGGCCGCAAATAACTTAATTTATCTAAAAGCACAGACACCAAGTTACACATCATTAGGAGGAATATTAACACAAGGAAATACATTAGTCGGAGTTGCAGCAACTTCAACATTAGCTGATACAGCAGCTGCATCAAAATCAACAGCAACATCAATGTATGACTTTAGTTTTACTCTTAATAATAATTTATTCGATGCTCCTTCAACAGGAAATAATCAAGGACCTGTAAAATTAATCGAGCAAACTAAAGAAGCTCAATTATCTATATCAAGAATATTTGAGGATGTTTCTCAACATGTTAGTTGGTTAAATTCTATTAAACAGGCTTTAACAATGATTATAACTGGCAATACTATTTCAGGAGGAACAACAAAAGAAAGTTTAACAATAAAATTCCATAAAGTTAAACCAATGACAAATGATGAACCTCTTGAAGTAGATTCAATTATTTTTGATAGACAAGAAATGGAGGCTTTGTATGATTCATCAGACGCAGAATCAATTGAAATATCATTAGTTAATAAGACAGCAGGAACATCATATTAAAATGAAATCTAACGAACTATTCAAAAAACCAATAGAAATAAAGATACCAGACTCCGATTTAATTATAAACATTAAGTCGGAGTTGCCTTGGTATGATGAAGTTGAAATGTTGGGAATTAAAGATCAAACAGAACAAATGAGATTTCTTATTTGGAAAATGATTGATAGTTGGAACTTAGTCGAAGATGATGGAACGCCAACACCAATAACAAAAGAACTAACTGATAAATTTAATAAAAATGTTATATTACCGATATATGCTGAAATATTAAAAAGGAACAAAGATAAAATTCAAAAAAAAAAGACTTTACCAAAAAAGTAGTTTTCTTTTTACAAGGTGTTTCGACAGATGTTCCTAAAGAATTATTGATGTATAGATTGGCTGAAAAATTTGGATGGACATATGAAGAAATAATGAATCAGCCAAGTGATTTTATAGAAAAAATGATAACTATAATGTCAATAGAAAACAAAAGAAATGGCAAATGAAAAAGAAGTAAAAGTTATAGTTAGTGCTGAAGACAAGACTGGGCCAGCATTTAAGAGTGCATCTAAAAATGCAAATCTTTTTAATAAAGATGTTAGTAATGTTGGATCGGCATTAACTAAACTAGGGACGGCTTTAGGAGGATTTTATGCTCTTAAAAAAGTAGGAGATTTTATAGGAAATACAACAGCCGAATTTGACGAATCAGTTAAGCAAGCAACAAAACTTGAATTTCTTTTGAAGAAAAATACCGATGCAACAGATGAGCAGGTTAAATCTTTGACTAGCCAGGCACAAGCAATGCAAGACGTAGGAGTTATCGGAAATGATGTTATAGTGGCCTTACAGGCTCAATTAGCTACCTTTGAGCTCAATACAGATACGATTAAGAAAATGACACCAGCTATTGCTGATATGATCGTAGCTGAAAAAGGAATCAATGCTACTACTTCGGATATGATTAGTTTTGGAAATGCTTTTGGTATGGCCATGGAAGGTAATTATGCTTCTCTTACAAAGAGAGGATTTAAGATTGATGAAGCAACAAAGAAAATAATCGAGTTAGGAACTGAAGAAGAAAAGGCGGCCGCAATTACAAAATATCTTTCAGATACTTATGGAGGTTTGAATGAGCAGATGGCAGAAACATCTCAAGGTAAAATGGTTAATCTACAAAATAAGTTTGCTGATTTTAGAGAAGAAATAGGTAATCTTAATTCGTTTTTTAGGAATGAATTAGTAGAATCTATTAGCATGATAACAGATGATCTTGCAAACATGCTTCCTGATGATTTAGCAAATAATTGGAATAAAAAAATAGCAAAACTTTGGAATGATTTAAGTTTTGGAGTAACTAATATATTTCCTTTAATAGCTGATGAAGCTGATAGATTTTGGAATAAAATATTTGGACAAGATCAAACAGGAACAACCAACTTTCAGGACGAACTAATAAAGAATATGGAAGATTTTGAAAAGAAGTGGGAAGCAGCTGGAAAAGGAACAATAGCAATAAATTCAGAAGAGGGAGAATCTTTAGATAAATTATCTAGTAAATATGCCGCATTAGAAGATGCAAAAGATTTGGCTAATAAAATGAAGTCTGCTTTTGAAACAGTATCATCAAAAATAATTAAATCTTTTGAATCACAAACAAATGCAGTTTCTAAATTAAAGGAGGAGTTAAAAGACCTTGATAAAGAAACTTCTAAACAATTACAATCAGCTGAAGAATCATATAAATCACAACTTACATCTCAGGCAATATCATCTCAAAAAAATATAGAATCAATTAATAAACAAATTGATGAAGAAAAAAGAACAATGTCTAGCGGTTGGAGAACTAGAATAAAAGAACTAGAAGATGAAAAAGCAAAAGAGCAATCTATAATTAATAGAATAAAAAGTGAGGGAATTGATGCATCAGAAGCAGCTGCAAAAGATGAATTAACTATATTAAAAGAAAAACATTTAGCTGAGATTGCAGAAATTAAATCTACGTCAGAAGAAAAGAAAAAATTGGCTGAAGATGAAATAGAACAAAGAAATAAATTTATTATTCAGCAAGGAAGCTTTTTGAGTAACGAAGGAATTAAAAATCTTGTAACAGACGAAATGAGTTATGCTGGCAAAGCAGGATACGGAGCATATAGTTATGTTTTTAATTTTAACGGAGATGTTAATGACAAAGATGCGCTAATGAAAACAATAGTCGAATTGTTAAATAGGCAGTCAACATTAAAAGAATACGCAGGACAATAAATATGTCATCAATTAAATTCGACAACACAGAAATAGTTAGCACAACCTATATTCCAAGGTTTATTAAGCATGAATCAGCGACAGAAAGAGAATTAGATATTTTACAATTAGCAAGAGATAACGGAGGAGTTTTAGTTTCTGACAGAAGAGGAACTAAAATAATAACATTACAAGGAATTTTAACAGCAGCTTCTGAATCAGCATTAGAAACATTAATCGATTCTTTCAAAGAATTATTTAGTAGACAAGAAAAAAATCTTGATATATCTTGGGCTGGATCAACAAGAAGATATGTAGCAACATGTTCAGAGCATAATTTTGATAGAGATCATTTCAATCTTTTATATGTTCCTTGGACAGCAAAATTTACAGTTGTTTCTGGAATAGGAGAAGATTTAACTGAAACGACAATAGTCGATGAAGATACTTTTACGGCCAATTATAAAACAAAAGCAATTGTTTTAGCAGGAAGTGCAGAACCAAAAATAAGATTTAGTATTGATATTAATTCTCTAAACGATTTGATAAAAGGTATTGAGTTAAAAAATACAGATAATGGAGACAGAATAATGATAATACATAATACTTCTCTTGATGGAGCAACGGTTGAGTTAGATACAAGATTAAAAACTGTAAAAATAGATGGAGTAGAGGCTAAATATTACGGAGTATTTCCGAGGTTTATAGTTGGAACTAATAATATTAAAATATCGTGTGGAGATGTTATTGATCAGCAATTTGCACCAGACACAATAGATAGTAATTTTGGTATTTATGGTTCTTATAAAGCAAGTCAGGGATTCATGGTTCCTTATTCTGATACAACATATAAAAGTATATTCCTTGAACTAGCTTATGTAGGTAATCCATCAGTTGGAATGGATGTTAGAATTGAGACTGATGCAGATGGTGAACCAAGTGGAGTATTAGCTGATGCTAATGCTTACGGAATTATTAGTAAGGGAGAAATGGTAGGAGGGATTGTGAGAACTTGGTATCAGGTATTCTTTAATAGTGAATTTGCATTACAATCTAATACTAAATATCATATAGTTTGCGAACCTCATGCAGGAGGATTAGATTCTTCAAATTGCTATCAATGGTATTATGAATCAGGAATTAACGCTACTTATAAATTAGGAAATGCTGCTTTTTATGATGCTGGATGGGATCAATATCCTAATAATAATCTAAAATTCAAACTTTGTTATGGAGGAACTTTCGATACCGGATTTACTCAAACGTATAGCATATTTCAATATAAACGGTATATATAATGAAAAATTTAACTATAAAAGTTAATAGGCCAAGTGGAGAATTTCTAAAAGACTGGACCAGCATTTCTAGTTTTGAAGGATTTTCAAAAGAAATTAATGGAGGACTAGGAGAATGCATATTAAATTTAGGAGTAAAATTTGATTATCAAGGTAATGAATTAGAACTTGGAAATACTGTTGAGATATATATTTCTGATAAGCAAACGACTGATGATGGATTCAAGAAAATTTATTCTGGATATATTTCTTTAATCGAAGCATATGTTGATGGAAAAAAAGAAGGAATAATGGTTCATGTTCTTGGACACTATACAAAACTTTCAACAGATTTTTTGAAGAATGGATCGCAAACAACTCTTTATTCTGATTCTTCTGATGGACTGACAACGTCTAGTCCGGGAGATGAGGCCGATATTGGATTAATCATGAGAGCAGTTATAGATAGATATCGAGCAGAAAGTATTAATCCAAAAATATTTTATACATTATCGAGCATTGAAATATTAGGAATTACGGCTCTTTACACTTTAGCCGTAAAAACTTATCGAGAATGTCTTGATAAATTAATTTCTATGTATCCTGAAAACTATTTTTATTATATAGATGAGAATGGTCTTTTAACTATAAAACAAAAATCTTCAACACCAGATCATACATTTGAATTTAGAAAACATTTTAAGTTAATTAAGATACAGAGAGGAATGGAAAAAATTAGAAATAATTTATTAGTTTGGAATGGCGAGGATCCAGGAGTATTTAATGGTTATCCTGATGATGCATCTATATTACAATATGGAAGAAGATCAGAATATCAAGAAGATTCAGGAATTGCAGATGATACTTCGGCAGATAAAATTGGAGCAAAATATATAGCTGAAAATAAAGATGCTGATATTAAAGTTATTTGTGAATTAATTGATGATAATATTGATGTAGATAATGGTTACGATATAGAATCTGTTGAACCAGGAGACACTTGCAGATTTACTGGTTTTAATGCAAACCTTTCTGATATTTTGAAAGACAATATGTTAATTACAAGGGTCGATTATCAATTAGAAAAAATAATACTAACGGTTGAAGTCAGCAAATCAGGAATCGTTAATTGGCAAAACAAAACGGCAAGAGAAGTTAACGACCTGAAGTCTTACGGAATACCAGAATCATATACTTAAAATGGAAGAAAAAAATATTGATAAAATGTTATTGGGTGAAAAAATAGGAAGAACGATGCAACTTTCTGAATCTATTGAAAAAACCCTCACTGCGTTTATCGAGAAATGTGATAAAAGATTTTGTGCATGTGAGGAAAAAGAAAGAGAGCATGCTTTATTTATTGCCAATGCAAAAGGAAAGGTTACGATTTTAGGAATAATTTGGGGAGGGATATCAGGAATCGGAAGTGCTTTATTAGTTTGGTATTTAACAAGATAAAAATATGGAGAAATTTATTAGTGGTTGCAGGGTTGATGATCGCCCTGAATCAGAAAAAATGAAGGATGTAAATATCAAAGAAATTGTTGCTTCAGTCGCAACAGTCAATTGGGTAGAAAAAGAAGATAAAGATTGGAGAAGATTTCCTGAACAAAATCAGCATTATAAATCTTCTTGTGTAATGCAAACTTGTGATAAATTAGCAACAGTTATGTTGTGGTTAAAAGAAAAAGTTTTTGTGATGTTTTCAGATGCTTTTTATCAGTTAAGAAGTAATAAGCCTAATCCTGGAATGATCGGTATTGAAGCTTTTAAGATATGGGAAGAGAACGGTTTACCATTAGAACAATTGGTTAAGTCTAATGAAGCAAAAACAGATGCCGAGGTTGATATTATCGAAGTAGAGCAATACGAAAAAGATATTGCAAAAGTATTTGCTATTAAAGGAAGTGTTGGATTAGATAATGGAGATTTTGAAACGGTGGCATCAACAATTCAACAGACAGGAAAAGCAATAATGACCTGGTTCTATTTTACAAGCGAAGAATGGTCAAAATTAATTCCTACAATTTCAGGCAATATAAATTTTATTGATTCATTACATCATTCAGTTGCGGCCGTAGATTTCGGATTAAAGAACGGAAAGAAGTATTTAAGAATTGAGGATTCAGCTCATTTTGGAGGATTCACAGAACACTATATTGATGAGGAATTCTTTAAGGTTAGAAATTGGTTTGTTAGATATCCAACTAATTTCAAATTTCAAGATAAGACTGATGATCCTCAGGCATTAAAACCTAATTATAAATTTACAAAGATTTTGAAGTATGGTATGGAAAAAGATGCAGATATAGTTGCATTACAAAATATTTTGAAATACGAAGGAATGTTTCCAATTGAAAGAGATTCAACTGGAAATTATTTTGCATTAACAACTGAAGGAGTTTTGAAATTTCAGATTAAATATAATGTTGCAGATCCAGGAGAATTAAATCAGCTTCAAGGTCGACAAGTTGGGCCGAAGACAATTAAAAAATTAAATGAATTATATAATGATTAAAGTAACAGATATAGTTTTATTGATAGTAGCAGCTTCATTTTGTGCCGCACTATTCTTAAATATAATAACAGGAGAGCAATTCTTGCCAGTAGTATTATTAGTTTTTGGATATTACTACAAAGAAAATGCAGATCAAAAGGCTGAAGCAAAAATCGCAGCTGCAAAAGCAGAAAAAAGGGGTTGTGAATTAGGATAATCTTCAAAAAAATAAAGAGATGTGATATGATGAGTTTGGCGCAGTAATTGGTCTGCGCTACTCAATCCTCTTAGTCGGGGATATACGGCACCGGTTAGACCTCCGGTGCTTTTTTGTTTGACTGTTAGCAACCAATCATATATAATAATTTTAAGATAATAAAAACCATAAACAATGAATATTAATAAATTAAAAACTACGGAATGGACTTGGCCAAAGAAACATTGCGTATATTTTTTAACCAACAAAAAGGGAGAGATTTTATATGTTGGAAAAACTAATAAACTTTATTATAGGATCGGAGAACACTCTTATCGTAAACAATTCGATAGAGTTTTTTTTATAGAATATTCTAGCGAGAAAGAAATGGCCGAAAAAGAAATGGAGTATATTTTATTAGTTCAACCAAAATACAATACTAGAATAGATAATCCTAAATTATTCGGATTAATTTCTATTTCTGAATTAATGATGTTAGGAAGAAAAAGAGGAATAAAATTAAAACAGGTTAAAAAATTAATGATTGAAAAAAATGTCAGAACGGTGCAATTCAAAAATATATATTATTTTGATAAATCAGCACTAAATTATTTATAACAACTTGGGGATTGTCTGGGGACAATCGATAGTTAATTGTCAAAAAGTAATTGGCTGATAGCGACCAACTAAATGCTCGTTTCGGACAAACTATATATAGAAGCATAGAGTATACATAGACTACAATATGTCGCATGAAGCGACGGACTGTATTTTTAAGATATCGGGGACAGAGGCTATTGACTTACAAATCATTTGGAATTATAATTAAGAAAAGATAAAAGTAATAAAAACCATATGATAAAAATTCAATGTATAATTTGTGGATACGGAATTAAAAATGAGGTCGATATCTGCGAAGGATGTGGATCGAGTAAAGAAGATCGCGATTGTGTTTTAGAAGAAGAAGAATACAATGAGTTAGATTTATTCGATGAACAGAAAGATGAATTGTTGAGAAATTAAAACCATGAGGCAAGACGAAATTAAGTTAGTTAAAAAAAGCATCAAGGAAAAAATATATAGTCGAGACTTCAATAAAAATAGAAGTCGATACTATGGATTACGAGTGGGAGATATTGTTCAAAGAGACATGTGTGGTAATGACGAAAAAAAATATAAAGTTA